GGCCATCATCAGCGAGATCGTCAAGAAAATCGTGCAGCGGTGGCTGGATAATCGTGGCGAGATGCTGGAGGCCATGCAGTGACCGACCAAGCGAAAGAGACGCTTTACAGCATTATGGAGCGGTGGGGATTTCCCACTTTGGTAGCCATTGCCTGCGGCTGGGTGCTTCGCGCCGATGTTTTGCTACCTCTTGTGGAAGAGCACAGGGCTTTTGTGAAGAGCCTCAGCGAGACGCAACGCGAGATCAGCAAGGCCGTGAGCGAGCAGACGCGGTTGCTGTATGCCCTACAACCTCGAGCAACGGAACAGCAGGAGGACTAAGCCATGCCAATGAGCCCGAGACTACTGCGGCCGCGAGCCACGGTTCACCCGGAAGCTGCGGCATGGGCGGCTCGCGTGGTATCGAACGGCGGCACCGTGTCAGGATCAACCCTGTCGGCGGTGTCAAAGTTTTGCGCGGCTATCGCATCTGCTGGCATCCGCGACCGCTTCTACCGGCTCAATCTTTTCTGCGGAAGTTTCCAAGGTGCGTTCGTCCCCCTGTTCAGAGGGCCGTCGCTGGGCGGCACGCAATATGGAAACACTACCGACACCAACAACGCCTTCGTCGGCGTCGGCACCGACTACGCGGAGACGGGGGCCAGTGGCGGGCTCACGGGGAATGGATCAACGAAGTATCTGAACACTGGCTTCAACGTCGATCAACTTCCCGGTGCTGCCAACTGCCACCTATCGTCGTTCATCACTGGCACGCAGGATATTGCGTCGGCAAGAACTCTACTCGGCGTGCTGTTTAACGGCGTGACGGATCGCTATCGCCTGTTCCTTCAGTTGTTTGGCTCCACTGCACCCAACTACGGAATACAGACTGAACTTGGCAAGGCAAACAGCGCGTTTGCGAATAACCGTACCAACACAAACGGCGGATTGATTCTGGCAAGCCGTACAAGTACGACGCTCCTGACCCTGTACGACGATGCTGTGTCTATCGGCACAAGCGAAGTTAACACTGCCGAAACTACTGGCGCGAGTCCCTTCTTCGTCTTCGCGCGCAACGGGCCGGTTGAATACTACAACGGTCGAATGGCCGCATACAGCATCGGTGCTGGCATGACAGCCGCTCAGGTGGCCGCCTACAACACCGCCATGCAAGCCTTCCAATCCGCAATGGGGCGAGTATGACCCTCTTAGAGTTCCTATTGCAGCCGCTGCCAGACACGGCCACGCTCCAGACGCTGGCGATTGTGTTCGACACGCCGCTGGCTCAGAAGATGCTGAACTTCCACGCATGGTACGGCGACCCTCGCTGCACCGTGTACCCTGCCGCCCTAGCCGATGGCCGGTGGTGCCACGTTGCCGACATCCTGCCGCAGTGCCTCGCGGAAGGCGGCATCTATGCAGCCGGATTCGCACGGCTGGACGCAACGAACTTCGCCAGCGTGGAGGTGATCCCGCTGGCCGACCTTGAGTTCGCCACCGACGCCGTGCCGCAACTGGTGCCAGAGTCTCCTAGCCCTGTGAGCTAGTGAACTGCAAGAGTTGCCGCAGATTCCCGTACCATAACCACACCCAGGAGCTACCCATGGCCGACAACATTCTGAGCCGCAAGAACCGAGACATCGACATTACGCTGCACACGGCCACAGCATCGGCTACCACGCTGGACATGCGTGATGTAGCTGGTGCTGTAGTGTCGCTGGGCACGATGAGCACGAACGCCAGCACGCTCCAGATGTGGGTAGGCACCAGCACGGCCGGAACCTTCCGCCGACTCTACAAGTCCGATGGCAGCGTGGCTGACCTCACCCTGTCGGCCTCGAGTACGGACGGGCGGGCGTATGCTCTGCCCGACGAAGTGTTTGGAACCGAGTACCTGAAGATCGTCTCGGCCACCACCAACAGCACGGGCACCGCTGGCGTGGTGATGCTGAAGAGCTAGACGTGCCTACCAAGATTCCCAGCCATAGGCCGCTGCGTCTGCGATCGTCCCGCCTTCAGCGAGACGACAGCGCCAGACCCAACGCGGCAGCCCGTGGCTATTGCGACAAGGCCCACAAGAAGTGGCGTCAGGCTGTACTGAACAGATGCCACTGGCAATGCGTGGATTGTGGCCGCGTAGCCTACGGGCGAGAGATGCACGCTGATCACGTCGTGCCCATCAGCCAAGGTGGCGATAGGTACGCTGTGGCTAACGGGCAAGCCAGGTGCTCTGCGTGCCACGCACGCAAGACGCTGCGGGAAACGAGGGCAGGGGTAGGGTAGGTCGGATCTCTAGGGCGTGCGTGGATACAAACCCCACGGTTTCCTCAAACGCACGCGGGGCTGAAATTGGGAGTTTGGCATGGGTAGGGGCCGCAAGCCGACGCCTAAACCGTTACTTAAGCTTCGCGGGGCTCGAGTTAGAGGCCCGCACAAGTCCGGCATCGACGCGGTTCCTGGCATCCCGCCTGCTCCGCACTGGCTTTCGGATCTCGCCCGCGAGGAGTGGGAGCGGATCGTGCCCATGCTCGAAGCGTCCAAGGTCATGAGCCCCAGGCACCAGCAGACGCTGGCCGCTTACTGCGATTCGCTCGCGGACATGATTGAGGCAGACCGTGAGCTCAAGGCCAACGGTGCCACGTTCATGGACGATCGGGGTAGGGTAAGCAATCACCCGGCGTGGACTCGGAAGCGTGACGCTCGCACGTCGATGCTCAAGTTCGCGTCTGAGTTTGGCCTAACGGCGTCTGCCCTGGCCCGAGTCTCGGCGGTAGAGAATGGCCCGCAAGAAGACGACGAAGACGCCCGCATGTTCGCTTGAGCACCCGTGCGAAAAGTGCTCGTCGTGCCTGGCGGTGCGTTTCTTCCACAAGCACCTGACGCACGCCAAGGGCGAGCTCGGCGGCAAGCCGTTCACGCTTGAGCCGTGGCAGCAGGACTACGTGCGAAAGCTCTTTGCCACAGAGGGCGACGTGCGCAAAGTCCGCACCAGCCTGCTGGCGATTCCGCGCAAAAATGGAAAGAGCAGTTTATGCGCGGGAATCGCACTCAAGCTGCTGATGGAGAACGAGCCCGGCTGTGAAGTCTATTCCTGCGCAGCCTCACGCGATCAGGCCCGGCTCGTTTTTGACATGGCCCGCGTCTACGTCGAGCAGTCGCCAGTGCTGAGGCAGCATCTCAAGGTGTACCGCAACGCGATCGTGCGAGAGGCGACGCACGGAACGTACAAGGCGTTGAGTGCGGAGGCCGGTATTCAACATGGGCTCTCCGCTCACGGCGTCATCTTTGACGAGCTCCACGTTTCTAACCGCGAGATGTGGGAAGTCATGCTCAGCAGCCAAGGTGCTCGGCGTCAGCCGCTGACGGTGGCGCTCACCACGGCAGGCTTTGACCGCAAAAGCGTCTGCTGGGAAATCTGGAAATACGCTGAGGCTGTGGCCGCCGGCACCGTGAAAGACGAGACGTTCCTGCCAGCCATCTATGCGGCCGACATTGCGGATGACTGGAAAGCCGAAGAGACGTGGAAGAAGGCCAATCCAAACCTCGGCGTTTCCGTGCGCATGGACTTCCTGCGGAGCGAATGTGCTCGAGCGGTTGAGATGCCGACTTATGAAAATGTTTTTCGCCAACTTTTTTTGAACCAATGGACGGAACAGTCAACTAGGTGGCTGCGGATGGATCACTGGCAGCAGGGCGACAAGCCCTGTCCTGTTGATCTCGCCGGCCGCAAGTGCTGGGCCGGGCTCGACTTGGCCACGACGTTTGACACCACGGCCCTGGTGCTGCTGTTCCCGCTTGATGACGGCACGTTTTGGATTGAGCCGCACTTCTGGATCCCGAGCGACAACGCCCACCAGCGAGAGCGACGCGACAAGGTGCCATACCTAACGTGGCATCGCCAGGGGCATCTGAACATGACCGATGGCAACGTCACAGACTTCGATCAGGTGCGTTCAGACATCAACGCCATAGCCAGCAAGTACAAGCTGTGCGGCATTGGCTTGGACCCGTGGAACTCCGCGCAACTCGGCCAACAACTGCAAGGCGACGGGCTGCCCATGGCAGACTTTCGACAGGGCTATGGCTCTCTGTCGGCACCTAGCAAGCAGCTGGAGAACCTTGTTGTGAGCGGGAAGGTGCTGCACGGTGGGCACCCAGTGCTGTCGTGGCAGGCTTCCAACGTGGCCATCCAGCAGGATTCCGCAGCCGGAAACATTAAACCGAGCAAGGCCAAGAGCACAGAACGCATAGACGGCATCGTGTCGCTAGTCATGGCCATCGGGCTGTGGCAGAAGGCAACCGCAGCCACGCCAGAACAGTCCTGGGACATGATGACGCTATGAGCGAAAACGCCGCCGCTGACTTCAAGATGTTTGACCTGCGTGGCATCGACTGGCCCGAAGTGAGCTCCAGCCGCACGCCTTCCGGCATTCGCGTCAACGCTGACAACTCAATGGCGTGCTCGGCGTATACCGCCTGCATCCGTGTCATATCGGATGCGGTATCAGCTCTGCCGCTGCACATCTACGAGCGGATGGCCAACGGCGGGAAACAGAAGGCCACGAGCCATCCCGTGTATCGCCTGCTCCACCAGCAGCCGAATCCCTGGCAGACGGCCCAAGAGTTCCGCGATTGGATGACTGGCATGTACCTGCACTACGGTGCGAGCTACGCCGAAATCCGCCCAGGTGCTCGAGGTGCTGTGTCGGAACTGTGGCCGTTGCACAGTTCGCGGATGGAAGCCGAGCGACTTGAGAACGGCACGCTGCGGTACATCTACCGTGAGCCAAGCGGCCGGCAGACGGTCTACAGCCAAGAGCAGATCTTCTGCCTGCGGTTCACGACCGAGGACGGCATTAAGGCCATCCCGACGTACAAGATTTTCCAGAACGCCATCGGCCTGGCCCAGGCGTTAGAGGCTCACGGCAGCACGTACTTCGGCAACGGTGCCCGGCCCGGCATCGTGCTGGAGAGCGACAACCCGATTCCCATTGAGGCTGCCGAGCGACTCCGCGAGCAGTGGGAACGCATGCACCGTGGTGCCGATCGGGCTTTCCGCACAGCTGTGCTGCCTAACGGCGTGAAGGCCCACGAGCTCAGCGGCTCAAACGAAGCAGCCCAGATGCTTGAGAGCCGGGCTTTCCAAGTGGTTGAAATCTGTCGGGCGTTTCGCGTGCCGCCGCACATGATCCAGATGCTGGACCGCAGCACGTTCAACAACATCGAGGTGCAGGGCACAGAGTTTGTGCAGCACTGCCTACTCCCGCACTTGAAGCGGTGGGAAGCGGCCATCAGCCGTGACCTCATCGTGGATGACGAGAAATACTTCGCAGAGCACAGCGTGAGCGGCCTGCTTCGCGGCGACCACGCAAGTCGGTCGGCCTACTACGTTTCCGCCCTGCAGAATGGCTGGATGACGGTAAACGAGATTCGTGAGCTTGAGAACCTCAACCCGATTGGCCCGCAAGGCGATCAGCATTTCATCCAGTTGAACATGACCACCCTAGAAAAGGCGGGCGAGCCACAGCCGCAAGATCCGCAGCCGATGCCGCAGGACACGCCGGGCGAGCCAGCGGACGGCACGCCAGAAGACGATGCCGAAGATACGACTACCGCCCAGGAGGACACGCCCGATGGAACTTGAGCGCCGCGACTTCGCCTTTGACGAGACTGACGAGCTCATCGTTGAGCAGCGTGCTGACGGCCGGGCAGCCATCATCGGCTACGCCGCCGTCTACAACCGCATGAGCCTTGACCTGGGCGGGTTCAAGGAAGAAATCCTGCCGGGTGCTTTTGACAAGGTGCTGAGCCGCCAGCGTGGCAAGCAGGACGTGGTGGCCCTGTTCAACCACGACAGCAACATCGTGCTCGGTCGCACCTCGAGCGGCACGTTGGAACTCACAAGTGACAGCAAGGGCCTGCGGTACGTGGTCACTCCACCAGTGAGCCGTGCCGACGTTCTTGAGCTCATCGCTCGCAAAGACGTTGCGGGCAGTTCATTCGCGTTCACGGTTGGCAAGGACGGAGAAGCGTTTCGCACTGGCGACGGTGGCCAAGCCATCCGCCAGATCCGCGAGGTGAGCGGGCTGTATGACGTTGGCCCAGTGCTCACGCCTGCGTACCCGTCAACGTCTGCCAGCGTCGCTATGCGTTCATACGAGGCATGGATTGCATCGCAGTCCGCCAACGAGCCGGCAGTTCGGGCGGTTAGTTCGCGTTCGGCCTTGCGGGGCGTCGCCGCCGCCTGGGCTGCCACCTTAAGGCTGAAGAATGTCTGAGGCCCG